TGCAAATGCAAGAAGTTATGTTACAAAATATAATACTATTTCAACACCATTTGATAAAATATTTTTATCTGACGATAGAAAATTGGACCAAAGTACAGCTGATTCAAACACAGTTGCTCACCCCTCTATTCAAGCATCTACTTTTTCGTGTTGGTCAGAAGGTGGAATTGCTTATTTGGTAAGACACTCAGCTGCAGCCACAACAAATCAAATTTATTCATTACCACTTGGAGCAGATTGGACATATGCAGTAACAACAAATCAAAGAATAATATCACCAGCACTATCAACATCTGATGCTATAAAACTTTATAGATTATATGTCGGTCGTGTGGAAAACTTAGGTTCAGCTTCATTAGGTTTGTCGCCAGAACCTTTTAGGACTTATTATAGAACAGTTGGAATTTCTAATAATAGTGGTTCTTGGACATTATTAGCAGATGATTATGATTTAAATTCAGTTACCCCAAGCTCAGAGATACAATTTATGTTTGAATTTAAAACAATTGGACCATATTGTATACCTGCAAGAATTTTAAACATATCAGTTTCTTATGAAGATAATTCAACAGATTCTCACTACCAACCATCAATTGGGTTGTCTGATAAAGTAAATAAGAGATTTGCTTGGAGATTTTCTACAGCATTTGGAAGTACAGTTCCAACTTTAAGAGTTAGATTATATGATGCTGTCTCTAACGCTCTTTTAGTGGATGATAATACTGCGACACCAACTGGTACGTTTGAAAAATCTACTGATTTAGGTTCGAATTGGGTAGTTTGGACAAATGCCGATAAAACAAATGAAAACACTTATATAAGATATACTCCAGCAAGTCTTGGTGATAATATTAAAGTAAAAGCATTATTAACACTTAATTAATATGGCACTTGATGATATAGTAATAGCGTCTGGTAGCGGACAGGCAATTGAAGAAGTACCAACAGGGCCATTATATGCTCCTGTTGATATTTTAACAGAATCAGGCTCTAACAGTGGCGCTGATGTAGCTGAGTTTATTATAATATTTGAAACAAGTTCTGTATTTATTACTTAATTAAAAACGAATGATTAGTTTAAATATAAATGATATAGTATTTGGAAAGCCCGAACTTAAAGTATGCGTGGCCGGAGATTATAATGATACAGATTTAGTTTGTGTTTATGTTGATAATATAGAAAATCCAATTGCACAATATCAAGCTTATTATGTAAAATATGGCGTAGATTATCCAAATGAACATTATTTGATTTGTAATTTTAAATTAACAAATTCTCAAGAAAATCCAATTCATTTAGATTATGATGTTTATGGATTACAAAAAGAAAAAATAATTTCTAAAGGAAATTTAATTTTAATTAATTATTATAAAAATTTTGACACAATTTCAAAACAATATAGCGATTTAGTAATTAGAGAACATAGAGAATATTTAAGAGATGAAAATGGACTTGTTACAACAAGAAAACAATTAACTGAGTGGATTATGACGGATGATAGTGTTGGTTTAACAAACACTACTATTAAATATTATAATCAAACAGAAGCAATACAAGAAGGTATTGAAAGAAGAAATAATATTATAGATGAAGCTAAAGTATATTGTATAAATAATATTGGTTTACAATATAGTTTTGATTTATTAAATAGTGTTGCTGCTTATGTAAATTTATTTAAAGATGGATATACTCCACCATTAAGAAGCGCTATATCAGCCTCAACAAAGCCTTATTTAACAACAGAATTAAAAAATGAAATAGTGAATATATTAACGCTTGAATAAAAAATGGCCACAAGTAATTTAAAACAAATATCAATAGGATTAGTAAGCTATCAAAGTGGCGATGGTTCACCTAGTCATGTGGCTAATATTGGTACAGTATATGTTGATAATTTAACTGGTAATTCTTATAAATATAAAAATGGAGTTTGGTTATATGTTTTAACTGAGATTAGTAATTCTGATTTATTATTAAACGGAAATTTAACTGTTACCGGAAATACTAATTTACAAAACTTTAGTGCATCGACAATTTCTGGAGGAACTTTATATTCAGGCTCAACGAATTTATACTCAATTTTTGCAACACTTCCAGATGCAAATGATATTACGAGAGTACAACCAGGCTTAAATACCTACACTGGTGGAACTGCAAATTTACCAACTGTTAATGTTTCTGCTTTAACAATTAATACACTTTCTGCTTCTGGAAATTCTCAACTAACTTCTGTTACTGCTAATACAATAACCATTTCAGGAAATAGCGACGTTTCAGAATTGTTAGTAATAGCAAACTCAACACAAACAAAACCTTTAATAACATTATTAAAATCAGATAACACAGAATTATTAAGAATTCATTCTAATACTTTAGAAAATACGTTTTTAGGATTTTCAGCAGGTACAAGTATTTCTAGTGGATTGTTTAATACTTTTTTAGGCTCTGGCGCAGGAACTGGTACTACCACTGGAGGAGTAAATGTTTTTGTTGGTCATCAAGCAGGTTCTGTTATAACTGGTGGAACGAGTAATGTTTTTATTGGAGCAGGCGCTGGAAAAATAAAACAATCAGGAGATTTTAATGTTTATATAGGAGCTAATGCTGGTGGCAACACTATGGCTGGCAATAATAATGTTTACATTGGAGATTGGGCAGGAAGGTTTAATTATAGCGGCGCTAACAATACTTATATAGGTCAGGCTTCTGGATATTTAAGCAGTGGAAATAGTAATGTGTTTTTGGGTTTTGGTGCCGGAGTTTCTGTATCTGGTTCTAATTTACTTTATATTGCAAATTCTTCAACACCAAATCCTCTTATATTCGGCAATTTCAGTACATCAGAAGTAAAAATAAACGGAACATTATCTGCTCTTACTTTATCTGCTACAAGTATTTATGCAAATGTTGAAATAAGTCCTATTATAGATAATAATACAGACATAGGTTCTTCAGTTAAAAGATTTAGAAGTTTAAATATTATAAGTGGAGTTTCGGTTAGTTTTACGTCAACAACAAGAGTAACTACTCCAGAGATAAGATTGGGAAATGTTTTAGTATATGAAAATAATATTGTTCTAACCGGTGATACAATTGGAGGAACAGTTGGTGGAGATGATTGGTAATTTTAAAAAAAAAACTATTTAATTAATATATAAAATAACAAAAAATGGCAAATAGACCGGTAACAATTTTAGTAAAAAAGAAGCAAACAACAGGTGGCGTAATACCAGGTTCTGCATTAATGGGAGAACCATTTGTAAATTTATTTGATGGCGTTCTTAAATTTTCTGCAACAACAGGAGGTTCTTTTGAGTCATCTTCTCAAACAAATGTTTTTGAAGTAGGTTCCACATTATATAATCAAAAGATTAGTAATCGATTAAGCATTAATGATAAGTTTATTGTTAGTGGTAATACCGGTATAATTTCAACATATTCAGGAGTAACTGGCGCTGGATTGGCAGGGACATTTTTAAGTGGTACTTCTGCTGGATATGTTATTGCAAACATAGCTGATATAGCAGCTTCAACTGATTCTTACACTACTGGAGCTACTTGGGTACCAAATACATTAACGCTTAAATTAAATCAAGGAAAACCAAACGTAACAGTTGTAATAGATACTTTTAATAGTCTTTCAGTAACTGGTAACTCAACTTTAAATACATTATCTGCAACAACAGTTTCTGGAGGAACAATTTATTCAGGAAGTACTGATATTTATAATATATTTGTTAATAAAGTTAATGCCGGCTCAAACATTACGATAGGTGGAACAGCAATTTCTCCTGTTGTTAATATCACAGCATCTCCTTCGTTTAATAATATAACTTTCTCTGGAACAGCTACTGGTGGTGCATTAAGTGCCACAAGTATTTCAGCAGCAACATCAATTTATTCGGCAGGTACATCTTTAGAAACTATAATTTATAATATTGCTAATACTACTGAAAACATCACTTCAATTGGTAATGGTTTAAATACTTATACTGGTGGCACACCAAATTTGCCAACAGTGAATGTTTCAGCTTTAACTATAAACAATATAACAGTAAGTGGCGCTTCTAATTTTGTGTCTTTAAGTGCAGGGACTTTAAGTGGCGGAACAATATTTTCCGGAAGTACAAATATAGGTACTTTATTTGCAACACCTGCAAATATCACATTGATAAATTCACAGCTTTTAACAAAAGCAAACTTAAGTGGTGCAACATTCACTGGAGCTATTTCAGCGACTGCAATTACAGATACTGCATTGACTTCTGGTTGGGCTGTTTACGCTGGCTCAGGTGGTTTATTAAAGACAACTAGTGGATTTACTTATGATGAAGTTGCAAAACGTCTATATACGGAGAATATTCAAGTTGGCTCTTCTTCGTTAAGTGGTACTGTTGATATTTGGGGTGATGTTATTGTTCATGGACAATCAATTAGTGCGTTTACTTCTCAATTGTATGTTGAAGATAATAATATTCAATTAAACTTCAATCCAACAGCAAATACTACTTCTACTTCTCTTGGGGCCGGATTTACTATTCAAGATGGCTCTGGATTAGCAGGTACAGATGTGTTTTGGGATATTAGAGGAACATCGACCGGTGTCGCAAATAGAGGTTTTGCTACTAACTTAAATGATATTTATATTAGAGAATCTGGTACAACTTCTTCTCCGGGTGGAGTTAGGGTTTTGGCGGAATTAGATATTTTAGATGGAGGTACTTTCTAAAGATTAATCAAAATTTCAAACTATTTAAAAGCAAGGTATATACCTTGCTTTTTTATTGTGGGCCTATATAGGTCGTAAACAGAATTAAATAATTCATCATATGGCGAATAGGCCTGTACGTATAATTACAAAAAGAACCAGCGTTGCTGGAAAAGTTCCTACCGGAACAACTGGAGTTGAATTGAATTTTATTCAAACCGGAGAATTAGCAACAAATCTTACTGATAAAAAAATATTTAGTTACGACGGTTCAAATGTTTTTGAATTCGGTTCAAACTCATTTTTGGGATTAACAGGTGGAACTATAACTGGAAATACTACAATTAAAGGTAATTTAATTGTTACTGGTACAACTTCTTTACAAAACTTATCAGCAACAACATACATAAGTGGGTCAACAAATCTTTATGATATTTTTCAAGCTCAAACTGGAGTTTTAAAACAAAAAAATGGCTCTATAACAGGTTCAACTTTTTCTGGAAACCCAAAGAAAGCGACAGTAACATTTACGACAAACTTTCCAGATAATAATTATGCTGTAACAGTAACAGGAGAATCAGATAGAACTTGGACAATAGAATTAAAAACATTAAGCGGATTTACAATAAATGCAAATGCAAATTTACAATTTAATAGCAGGAATGTTTTTTGGATGGCAGCACAAATTGGAGAGAGTAATTAATAATTAAGAATATTTATACAAACAAATAAAATAACAAAAAATGGGTTTACAAATTAATGATTTAGTAGTAGAAAGTACATTGTCGGCGTCAACTATGACGGCCACCACTTTATATGTTGGAGCAAATAGTATCGGTAGTTCAAATTCTAGTTTTGACACACTTTCAGCAACAACATTTTCTGCCGGAACATTATATTCAGGAAGTACAAATTTATATTCTATATTTCTTACAACAAATGATGGAAACGATATAACAAGAGTTCAGCAGGGAACAAACATTACAACAGGAGGAACAGCAAATAATCCAACAGTGAATCTTGTCGCATCACCATCAATTAATGGATTAAGTTTTTCAGGGACAGCAAATGGCTTGGCTTTAAGTGCTACAACATTAAGCGGTGGAACGATATTATCTGGAAGCACAAACTTATATTCGATATTTGCAACAACTGGTTCTGGAGTTCAAACTTTAGGTCAAGGCACGAACATTACAACTGGTGGAACCGGAAATAATCCAACAGTTAATCTTGTCGCATCGCCATCGGTTAATGCGATTACTGCATCTGGTTCGAGTAATTTTTCTGCAGGATTATCTGCAAGTACTTTGAGTGGTGGAACGATATTATCTGGTTCAACAAATCTTTATTCGATATTCGCAACTCTTCCTGACCAAAATGATATAACAAGAGTTCAACCAGGAACAAACATTACGACAGGTGGTACAGCAAATAATCCAACGGTTAATCTTGTTGCATCACCATCGGTTAATTCTATTACAGCGAGTGGTTCAAGTGTGTTTGTTGGCGGTTTATCTGCGAGCACATTAAGCGGTGGAACGATATTAAGTGGCTCTTCGAATTTGGGTACATTATTTATTTCGACAGGCGCAACTAACGTATATACTTTAGGTCAAGGCACGAACATTACAACTGGCGGAACAGCCAGTAATCCAACAGTTAATCTTGTTGCATCACCATCGGTTAACGCGATTACTGCATCTGGTTCGAGTAATTTTTCTGCAGGATTATCTGCGAGTACTTTAAGCGGTGGAACGATATTAAGTGGCTCTTCGAATTTGGGTACATTATTTATTTCGACAGGCGCAACTAACGTATATACTTTAGGTCAAGGCACGAACATTACAACTGGCGGAACAGCCAGTAATCCAACAGTTAATCTTGTTGCATCACCATCGGTTAACGCGATTACTGCATCTGGTTCGAGTAATTTTTCTGCAGGATTATCTGCGAGTACTTTAAGCGGTGGAACGATATTTTCTGGAAACACCAATATTGGTACTTTATTTGCAACACCTGCAAATATAACACTAATAAATGCTCAACTTTTAACTAAAGCGAATGACTCTGGTGATACATTTACAGGAGCAGTAATTATTAATAGCACGCTTAACGTAACCGGCGCAACAACGATGGCTGCATTAACTACAACCGGTGCTACTATTATTAATAACACATTGATTATAACAGGTGTTACTACTATGGCTATTGCAAGTGCTTCAACACTAAGCGCATCAACAATGATTAGTGGAAGCACAAATTTATATAACATTTTCGCTTTATCAGGCGGTACATTAATACATAAATCTGGAACAATATCAGGCTCAACATTTTCTGGAAATCCTGATAAAGCAACTGTAACTTTTGCAACTGCATTTGCAAATGCAAATTACGCAATTACAATTTCATCAGACACAAATAGAACTTGGACATGGGAATCTAAAACAGCTAGTGGATTTACAATTAACGCAAACGCAAATGCTGCATTTTCATCTGGAAATGTTGATTGGACAGCAACACAATATGGAGAAAAATAATAATGGCATTAGAAGTTGATGATATAAATTTAAGTGGTGTATTTTCGGCAACAACGATAAGTGCAACAACTATTGTATTTGGTGGACGACAAATACAAAATGTTTTTGTACAAAATAATACGACAGGAGGTTTTTTGCCAATTTCTGGAGGTACTGTTACTGGTCAAACTATTTTTATTCAAGGCTTATCTGCAAATACTTTAAGTGGTGGAACAATATTATCAGGTTCTACAAATCTTTATTCAATATTCGCTCAAATTGATAGCGCAGGTGGTTCTACAACTTATTTACAGCCAGGTTTAAATACATATACAGGAGGTACGACAACCAATCCAACAGTAAACGTTTCAGCGCTTACAATTAACACATTAACTGCATCCGGCGCAACAAGTTTAGCCACATTAAGTGCAACAACAATTATAAGTGGTTCAACAAATTTATATTCTATCTTTGCAACAACAGATACAAATGACATAACAAGAGTTCAGCCAGGTTCAAATATTACAACAGGTGGAACATCAAACAATCCAATAGTAAATTTAATTTCATCACCTTCTATTAATAACTTAACTATATCAGGGTTAACATCTTCTTCTGATGGTGCTATATTTTTAACTTTAAGCGGTGGAACATTATTTAGTGGAAGTACGAATGTTGGTACTTTATTTGCAACGCCTGCAAATATTACTTCTATAAATTCACAACTTGCCACAAAATTAAATGATTCTGGAGACACATTTACTGGAACATTAAATGGAATAGCTTTAAGTGCAACCACTTTAAGCGGTGGAACATTATTTAGCGGAAGTACGAATGTTGGTACTTTATTTGCAACGCCTGCAAATATTACTTCTATAAATTCACAACTTACCACAAAGGCGAATTTAAGCGGAGCAACATTTACGGGTAATATAAACACTTCTGGAATAACAGCTACAAGTTTAAGTGCAACCACTTTAAGTGGTAGTACCATATTAAGTGGAAGCACAAATCTTTATTCAATATTTTTACCACTTAATAGAGCAAGGTCTCAATCGAGTCCGTCAGACCCAGCAACAACGACATCAACAGTTGGCGTAATGATGGGATTGGCTGGTTCTATAACACCGGTATCAACTGGAAATGTTATGGTTATAATTTCAGGAGATTATGATAACGCTACTGGTGATAATGGTTGTGCAGTTCAAATGAGGACAGGTACTGGTGTTGCGCCAGCTAATGCGGCAGCATTGACTGGTACTGCAAGAGGAGGATTACTTACTATGAATGTAACAGCATCGACTGGTGCCGCTACAAACAGAATTCCATTTACTTGTAATTGTTTAATAACAGGATTAACATTAAATACAGCAATATGGATTGATATAGGATTGGCTGCAGTAGTTGGTGGTACAGCAAGAGCAAGAAATATCAGCATATCAGCAATTGAAATATAATTAAATATGGAATACACATTTACAAAATATCCAGTCAATATCAATCAATTGTCAGATAAAATATTATCTACAATGGGTTTGTTTACTACTAAAATTTATCCTAATGATATTTTAGATGGAAATATTACATATGCAAATGATAATAAAAATGATAATTTAATAATTGATTTTAACATAGAATTAACAAGTGATAAAGAAAATACTTTAAATAACATTGTTAGTAATCACATTGCAAATAGTGAATATAATAAACTAGACTGGGCAAGAAGAAGAGATGTAATCCTTCCTTTATTTTATTTAGAAGCTGGTTCGCAATTACAAAATTTTTCAGGGTTACCAATAAATAGAAAAATAATGTCATGTAATTTTTTTCTAATACCATATTCAATAAGGGTTCAAATTATATCTAATGAACAAGATGCAAAAAATTGGGTATTCTTATTAGAAGAAACAAAACAAAGTAGAGCAGATTGTGTTGAAGCAATGCGTAAGCACGTAGGTCAATATATAAGAATTGGAGGTTTAACTCTTTTTCAAACACAACAATTTTATAAAGATACAATGGTTTACATTCAATGGTTCTCAGAATCTAATCTTCCTGATTTAAAACAATGGATTTCCAATGAACCTAGCAGTCTTTATGAAACAAATGGATTTGCACAAGCTTCTTATTATGATTCAACCTTGAGAGATGAATTAATGGCTATTTATAATGGAAATTATTAATAATTAAATAAAAATGGGAGAAATTTTAACACACACAAACAATAAGGGATATCCTGAAAAATATTCAAAACTTAGAGATAATATTGAAAATGGGGATTTAATTCTTTATGCTGGAACAAGTTTTTTAGCAAAATCTATTATGTATTTTGATAAAGCTTATTATAATCATATAGGAGTTGTTTGGAAGCCTGAAAATACAGAAAGAATTTTAACTCTTGATATGTGGTCTGGTGGATTAGATTGCGTTCCTTTATCGAGAAGAATGCAAGGATATAGAGATTTTTGTATTTTAAGACCAAAAATTGGAGAGTTTAAAATAGACTTATCTATAAGCGAAGCTCTTAATGAGTGGGATGGTAGAGATATAAAATATGATAATATGCTTTTGCCTAGAGTTGCTATTATTAAAAAAACAGGAATAGACTTTACTGGTCTTGGAGAGAAAGGTAAATTTATTTGTAGTGAGTTTGCTCAATATTATTGTGATTTACTTGGATTAAATACATATTCCAATATTAATCTTATTACCCCGGAAGACTTCAGAAGATATATTGATGAAAATTTTATGTTAATATATGACGATGCACCAAAACCAGATATGAGTTTTTCAAATAAAAAAATATGGAAACTTGGTGGCGATGACTATTATTTAAAAGCTATTTAATTATATGGATATCAGGACCGGACAAACAATTTATGAAAACATTATGTCGTTAGATGTGGATGGAAATCCATTATCTGCAGCTACGTTTGATAAAACTTTTTTCATAAACGGTTCGGCCACTACAGCAGTAACATTATCAATAAATCTTTCTGATGCATTAACAGGTACTTTTAATGCTTCTTTTTCGTCATCTACATACGGTTACCATCAATATAGAGCATTAAACAATCTTAATGGAGTTATTTATATGTCTGACATATATATTGTAAAACTTGATAGTGAACTAGCAGGAGGAGCAACTATTTATGTTGGTTTATAATGAAATTTCATCTTGAAAATATTCAAACTAGAAAAGTTCTTGTAGAAAAATTCGTAGACCCCACAAAAAGAGATTTATATGGATTAAAATTTTGTTCTTACAAATCAAATAAAGAATCATTATTAATTGTAGAGTTTCATAATTTAACTAACGAATCTTTAATAAGATATAACAGAAAATTGTCAAAAGATGTTTATGGAAATCTTTCAGAAGATTTTGAACCAATAAAAATTAGAATAGTAGAATCAATCGACAATAATAGTTCAGTTGAATTTTATAAATGGATTAACAAATCTATTCAAGCAGAAAAAAGTATATATGGAATAGATATGTTTTTTTTCAATCTAAATCCTCAAAAATATAGCCCAGTATTATCATTAAGAGGATGTTCTCTTGATTCTTTGTGTATTATCGAAGGAAAACCTATTGTTTCTGTTAATTTTTTCGCTTACTTATTTCCAAAGGAAAATAGTTGATTTTCCTTAAATTCTACCTGAAAAAGCCAAATAATTACCTATTTATAAATAATTATGGTTATGAATAAAAAAATTTGTATAAAATGTAATGCTGAAAAACAGATAGAAGACTTTACTAAACGTAAATCAAATGAAGATGTTCGTAAAAATACTTGCAAATCTTGTTGTAATAAACGAAAAAAGGAATGGTCTCAAACATATGTTGGAAAAGAGTCTGTTTTAAAAAGTAGAAAAAAACAGTATAAAACTAATAATTATAAAATCAAAGAAGAAAGATATAGGAAATCAGAAAAAGGAAAAATGTCTATAAAAAATAGTCAAATGAGATTTTTTCAAACCCACAAAAAAGAAACAAATGAAAAATTAAAAAACAGAAGAAAAACAGATATGCTTTTTAAATTGTCTGTAACAGCAAGAAATGCAATTAGAAATGCTTTTAAAAAAAATGGATTTAAAAAAAATAGTAAAACAAACCAAATACTTGGCTGTACTTTTGAAGAATTTAAAATTCACATTGAAAAGCAGTTTGTTTTTTGGATGAGTTGGGATAATTATGGATTATATAACGGTGAATTTAATTTTGGCTGGGATTTAGACCACATAACTCCATTATCTTCTGCAAAGACGGAGATTGAGCTTATTAAATTATGTCACTTTTCTAATATACAACCATTGTGTTCACATATAAATCGTGACATTAAAAAAGATAAATTAAATTTCATTTTACAATGACACAAGAAGAAACAATAGAATTCGTGAAATGTGCTAGGAGCCCTGTTTATTTTTTAAATAACTACGGTTATATATTTGATATAACAAAAAACACTATTGCACCATTAAAACTTTTTGAATATCAAAAAGGAGTTGTACAAAATTATGAATCAAATAAGAACAATATCATTCTTAAAGCAAGACAGACAGGACTCTCAGTTATAACATCAGGTTATGTTTGTTGGAAAATGTTATTTAATGAAAATGAAAGAATCTTAATTGTTGCTAATGATGGTGCTGGCGCCAGAAGATTTTTAGGTTCTGTAAAACAATTTTTGGATTACTTGCCAGCCTTTTTAAGACCAGATGAAGTTCCAACAAACAATACTCAACAAATTGTATTTTCTAATGGTAGTTGGTGTAAAGCAGTGGCATCTGGCGGAAATGCAGGTCGTGGTGAAACATTGACTTTGTTGGTTTTGGATGAAACTGCATTTATTGAAAACGCAGAAGAAATTTGGATGGCTGCCGGTTTGGCCTTGTCTTCTGAAAGTGCTAAGTGTATAATGATTTCAACACCTAATGGTACCGGTGGATTATATCATGCAACTTGGACTGAAACAATAAAAAAACAAAAAACTGGTAAAAAAGCTTTCGTTGGAACAGAAGTTCATTGGAGTCAACATCCATATTATGCTCGAGAAGCAGAAGAAAGATATGATGAGCATGGAAGAAAATTTTGGTGGAGTCCTTGGTACGAAGAACAATGTGCGTTATTAAAATATGACAAAGTAAAAATCGCTCAAGAATTAGATTTATCTTTCGAAGGTTCAGCTGCAGTTGTTATTGAAAGCTGGATTATAGATAAGTATGAAAAAAATTGTGCTGACACTAAGATTGTTTGTTATTATGATTATAAAGAACCAGAAGATAGATTTGTTACCAGTAGAGAAACAACTTTTTATGTTTGGGAAAAACCTATACCAAAGGCAAACTACATAATAGGAGGTGATGTTGCCAGAGGTGATAGTCATGACTTTTCAACGTTACAAGTAATTAATGCTGACACTTTAACTCAAGTAGCAGAATTTCAAGGAAAAATTCCTCCAGATATTTTTGCTGAATTGGTTTTTAAAGTTGCAACAGATTATAATATGGCATATGTTTCTATTGAAGGAAACAATCATGGATTAGTGACTACACTTGCTCTTAGAAATACGTTAAAATATCCTTACGATAAAATTCACCATTCTAAATCAATAAAGAAGATTTATGTTAGATATGGCGGCATTAATTCTATTGACCCAGATAGTGAAATCCCCGGCTTTCAAACAACACCAAGAACAAGACCTTTACTTATGAATTGCTTGGTAAAATACATGAGAGATAGTGAAGTGAAAATAAATTCAAAAAGATTACTTACAGAATTTAGAACATTTATAAATAAAGGAGAGAAGCCGGAACATGCTGATGGTTATCATGATGACCTTATTTTTGCTTTTGCGATAGGTTTATTTATGAGGGATACTGAATTTGATAACGTATTTAAGAGCAAAGAATTTTACAAGGCAATGTTGGACTCTATAAGCTATCATTCAAGTAATGGAGTTGGAAGACCTGCTAATGTACAAAATGAGGTCAAAAAGGACTCTCAGGGCCCAGATAATGGCTTAAATTGGTTATTGGGTCCAATAGTTGGGTAATGGTTTACTTTGGTGTAAAAAATGGTTAATTTGTAATTAATAATATATAAGAAAAATGGCTGAAAATTATGATGATAGTATATTTTCTGGGGTATTCAAAGCCCTTAGAAGAGGAAGACAAGATGCGACTAAACCGGAAAGAAGTGTATTAACAAATACGCCAACCGTGTCAAGTCCATTCGAGTCTAAACAACAAAAACAACAGGATTTTTTAGATATACAATCTAATAAAGTTGCAAAAGACCTTTATTCAAGGTCTCTGTATTATGAAGCAGATAGACTTGCTTCTTATTTAGATTTTAGAGCGATGGATTTTTCTCCGGAAGTTTCCGCGGCACTTGATATTTTAGCAGATGAATGTGTTACTAAAAATGAGCGCGGAGAAATTGTAGCGATATATAGTGATAATTCAAGAGTTAAAAAAGTTTTACAAGATTTGTTTTATAATGTTCTTAATGTTAATTATAATCTTGGTTTTTGGGCTAGAGAACTTTTCAAATATGGTGATTTATTTTTAAAATTAGAAACAGACCAAAATCAAGGAATTTATGACATTATTCAACTTCCAGTTGCCGAAATGCACAGAGAAGATAATCCGGATTTAAAACTTGGAAGAAGCGTATTTAGATGGGATGTTGGAAATATGTTTTTTGAAGAATGGCAAGTTGCTCATTTTAGAATATTAACTGATAGTACAAGATTGCCATACGGACGTTCAGTTTTGGACCCTGCAAGAAAATTATGGAAACAATTACAACTAGCAGAAGATGCTATGCTTGTATATAGATGTGTTAGAGCTCCAGAGAGAAGAGTTTATTATATTGAGGTTGGTAATATTGACCCAGCTGATGTGCCTCAGTATATGGAAAAAGCTAAGGCTCAAGTAAAGAAGGCTCCGATGGTAGACCAAGCAACTGGTAATATCAATTTAAAATATAGCCCAATCACTTATGAAGAAGATTATTTTCTTCCAGTAAGAGGTGATAAGAGTTCGCGTATTGAAACTTTGCCAGGAGCTTCTAATTTAGGAGACATTGCTGATATAGAATATTTACAAAATAAATTATTTGCAGCTCTTAAGGTTCCAAAACCTTATTTGAATTATGCAGAAACAATCCCGGGAGGTTCAGCATTATCTCAGGCAGATTTAAGATTTTCAAGAACAGTAAACAGATTACAACAATTTTTAATTATTGAATTAAGAAGAATTGCAAATATACATCTGTACCTTCTTGGTCTTGAAGATG